CGGAAACCCCAATAATAACTGTGCTAATCATAAACATACATTAGATCAACTTCCTGGCCTTAAAGAATTAATATTAGAATTAATAGAAAAGAATAGATATGTAGATATAAAAGATATACCTATAGATGGTACAACAATAGTAATAAATAAAAAAGGAATAATGGACGAATATAAGAAGACAGGAGTACTAGCATTAGGAACAAAAATAATAGATGACAAATATTCAATAATGATTAAATAAAAAGAAGGTATAGAAATGAAGATAAGTGAGTTGAAAAGAATAATAACAGAAGAGCTGGGAGAAGAAATAAGTTGGGCTTTTACTTGTACTAAAACATATAGATTAAATTTCGATAGAGATAGAAAGATATATGAAAATCAAATATTGGAAGAACTAGCATATAATCCGTACCTAATACAAAATATAAATAATCCAACTGAGGATATGTCAATGATAGTATTAAGGCAAAACTTAGATTATATAAAACTTATAAAAGATCCAACAGAAAGAATAGTAAGGTATTACATAAGAAATAAAATGCCTAAAGAAGATACTAATACAAATGTAAATGCACATATTAGTAAGTTTATTAAAAATCAAGATATAACAGAAGAAGAAAAAAGAGCACATGTGTTAAATAATATAAATAAGGAATTAGAGAAGTTATTGATAAATAAAAATATAGAAAATGACTTAGAAGGTAGAGTAGATGAAAATAAATGAATTAAGAAAACTTTTAGATATAACTAAAAGTAGTTTAAACATAAGAACTAAAGAATTAGAAGTTATAAAAATAGAATCTATTATATGTGATGAAGAAGGTTTATTATTAGATATTAAACAGGAGTTAATGGAACAAGAACAAAAAAATATAAAAGAATTAATAGAAATATGTAACAAATATGAAAATAAATTAGAGGAGATAGAAAATGAAGTTAAGTGAGTTTAAAGAAAAGGTAATAAAAGAATATGGTGAAGAAGAATGGAAAAAAATAGAGAATTCTTATGTATACGAAGCATATTCAGCAACGGAAGAAGAACAAATAGAAGCAGTAAAACAAGATGGATATGTTATTCAATGTATAAATAACCCAAGTGAAGAAATGCAACTTATAGCAGTAAAAAACAATGGTAATAATATTACAGAAATAAATAATCCAACAGATAAAGTAATACAAGAAGCAATAAAAAAAATTGATATTAATAATACTTATAATTTGAAATATATGCTTAGACATATAGAAAATGACTTAAAACAAGAAAGTGAAGAGCAAACAATTAAATTATCAGAACTAAAAAATATGACATTAGAACAAATAAAAGAATTATTAAACAAGAATATAAAGGAGGAAACAAATGAATAAAGTAACATTAATGGGAAGATTAACAAAAAATCCAGAGGTAAGATATACACCTAATAATACAGTATATACAACATTTACATTAGCAGTAAATAGAATATATGGGAAAGATACACAAGAAGCAGATTTTATAAACATAGTAGCATGGAATAAAACAGCTGAAATAGTATCAACTTATTTAACTAAAGGTAATCTAATTGCCTTAACTGGAAGAATACAAACAAGAGACTACGATGGTAAAGACGGAAAAAGAGTGTATTTAACAGAAGTTGTTGCTGAAGAAATATTCTTTACTGGTGGAACAAATAACAATTATATACCTAAAACAAAAATAGAAGAAGAATTTGAAATAGAAGAAGAACCAGAGATTGATTTTGAAGAACTAAATAATGAAATAGAAGAAATGGAATGGTAAAGAAAGGATAGGTTAGATGAATAAAATAAGAATATCATGTTATGAGCATGATATAGAAAGAGCAAATGAAACAATTGCATTACAAGCTGACCTACTCTTGGAAGAGTGTAAAAAGGTTGATGATTATAAAAATGAATTGAAAGAAGAGAAGAAAAAAAGAGAAGAAATAGAGCTAGAACTAAAGAAACTAAAAAATATGATATCAGGTCCTAGATTATACCGTGTTAAAGAAATATTAAAAAAAATGGATACAATAATAGAAATGTGTTCGAAATGATTCGAAAGTGTCCGAAAAAAATTAAAAAGAATGGACGAAAGAATACGAAAGAACATAGTACTATAAGATATAGATATATGAGAGGTAAAAATGAAAAATGAATTATTAAATAACATGATACAGAGTAAAGAAGAAGAGATAAGGGAAATAGAAAAAGAGTTAAAAATAATAAAAGACAACTTAAAACATGCAAAAGCTAGTGATTTTTTAATTGAATACACAAAGGAAGAAATAGAGGTATCAATAGCTTTTACAGAAGAATATATAAAAATCAAAAATGAAGTAATAAAAGTATTAAATGAATTATGCAACAAATATAAGAGAGAGTATAATTTGGAGGATAAATAAAATGAAGTTAAGTGAATTTAAAAAGGAAATAATAAAAGAATTTGGTGAAAGAGGGTGGAATGAATTAAAAGGAACTGAAGCATATAAAACATATGCTTCATCTGAAGAAGACCAATTAAAGGCTATAAAAGAAGATTATTATGCTATTGAAGACATAAACAATCCAACAGAAGAAATGCAAATAGAGGCAATAAAATCTAGCAGGTATATGGTGGATAAAATATGTAATCCGAGTAAAAATGTTTTATTAAAGCTAATAAAAGAAGCAGAAGATGTTGAAGATTTAACAAACTTATTTAAGCACATAGAAAAGAATTTTCCTATAATAAAAAACGGTTTGAATGAAGAGTAAATAAAGGGAGGATAACAGATGAAGTTTAATATATATAATTTTATGAATAAAGCAGTTGAAGTAGATACAGGGGATAAAGAGATAAAATATATAATGGTATCAGTTATATCAGGTGATGAATTTATACACATACATTATACTGATGGAACAAAAAGTCATTACAAAAGTGATGTAGCATTAGTAGATTATTATGATGGAGGTTATGTTGTATCAAAAGAAGATATCCAAAAATGGATAGATTTAGAAAAAACAGCACAAGGAACAATATCATACTATAGATTAGAAGTATTTGAAAAAGAAGAAGATGAAGAAGATGATGAAGAGGGGAAATTATGAAAGAGACAGTTTATAATCGTATAACATTTGCTGATTATTTAGCTATTAGATATAAAGAACAATATAGAGAAGATATATCAATATTAAAAATGAATAAAGTGTTATATTTTTGTTTTGCATATTATGGTGCTTATGCAAGAGCTGGAAAGAATAATAAGGAAAATATAGAATTAGAAATATCTGAAGATGTTAAAGAATATTTGTTTAATGTAGAATTTAAAGCAGGTATATATGGACCATATATAGAGAGTTTACCAAAATATCAAAATAGATATTCAATACAAGGCACATATATTGAAGACATTTATAATAGTGAAGTATTAAAATATTTAGACCCATTAATAAGAGACTTATTTAATGCAAATGAGTTTGACTTAATGGATATATCAATGAAAGATGAAGAATACCAAAGAGCAAAAAATAATAACTATGGAATAATGGACAATGACAAGATAATAGATGAATATTGTAAAACAAAGTTCTAGAAAAATAAAAAGGGAGTAAAAAAATGATTATAAATGAAGATGATATATTAATTGAAAATAAAATACAACCATTAAAAAGTGAAATAGGAACTTTAAAATTATATATAAATGATGAAAAAGAATATATTAAAAAGATTGAAAAGCAAACAAAAGTGGCTGAAGAAAGAATTAAAAAAGAAGAACATACGGGAGAATATGGAACTATATTAACTAGTATGTTTAATGAATTATTAGAATGTAATAAAAATTTTATTAAAGAAAGAAAAAGAATTAATAAAAAATACATTAAAATAATAGAAAAAAAACAAAAGTAGGAAAGGAGCAAAATAATGAAATTTAGTGAATTTAAAGAATATATAATAAATAAATATGGAAAAAAATTATGGGAGAATTATGAAAATACTTATGCATATTCAATATATTCATCAAATGAAGATGAACAAAAAAGAGTAGTACAAAGAAATGGTACAGATATTCGATTTATTAATAACCCTAGTGAAGATATACAATTAGAAGCAGTAAGAGAGGATGCGTGTGCTTTAGAATATATTGATAATCCAAGTGAGGAAGTAATAATAGAAGCAATACATAATACGCCTTATGCTATACAATATCTAAGTAATCCAAGTGAAAAAATACAATTATTAGCAGTAAAACTAAATCCATTATCTATTATAGATATGAAAAATCCAACTGAAAAAGTAATAGAAGAGGCAGTAAAAGGTATTAAATACTCATTTGATAGTGGATATTTATTAAGACACTTAGAAAATGATTTGAAAGGAAGGAAAAAAGATGAAATTAAGTGAGTTTAAAAATAAAGTAATAGAATTAAAAGGTGAAGAAGAATGGAAAAAATAACAATAGAAGGCAAGATAAAATGGAATAAAAAAACTATAAGGAAACTTAAAAGAAAATTAAGAAAGTTTTTAAAGTCATTAAAGAAAATGAGTTAGTTACAAGTTGTAACCAACAGAAGGAGGAAGAAGATGAAAGAAGCAATAAATTTTAGTTGGGAAGTTATTAAATTATCAATAATAGCACCAATTGCAGTATTCTTAATGTTAGTGGCTATATCATTAATAATAGGAATGATAATAAATACAATAAAAAAAGGTAAAGAAGCATTAGGAAAAAAGGAAGAAAACATTAAAGATAGATTTGATGAGGCAATAAAAAGAGATACAGAAATGATGTTAAAAAGACAAGGACTATGGCATAAGTTTAATAATAGATTTAAACAAGAAAAAGAACAATAAAATAGTATTATTCTACTATGTACCAAACAATAAAGGAAAAGATACATATGATAGAATTTGAATCAATGAATAATTTACTTCAAAAGAAAAAAATTGCAGAAATAGAAATAGAATATCTTAATAATGAAAAAGAAAAGATAGAATCTATATACAGTGATGAAGGAAATAATGCACCTACAAATGAAAGCAAAGCACCTTTTAATTCAGAACATGATAAGAAGATAGCAGAGCTTACTCATAAGTTGGCATTTGATAATAAATATAACCAAATGAACTTAATTGAAAGATTGGACTATGTAAAAAAAGAACTGGAAGAATGTAATAAAGAAATAGAAAAAAGAAAAATTTACTTTGATAGATTAGAAGGAATAAAAAATGAATTATACAAGATGATAGTTTTTGAAGGAGCTAATCCTAGTAAAGCAGTTGAAACAGTTTCAGAAATGTATGGTAAATCTACAAGTACAATATGGAAGTATTATTATTCTAAGATAAAAAAATATTTAAGAAATTAATAAATGTCTAGTGAATGTATAGTAAAAAGTATGATATTATATATAATGAACAGAGTATGATTAATACTATTAATGTTCAAAAAGCCAAAATGTTTATAATTTCTGGAGAGTACTTATTTAAGTGCTCTTTTTTTATATGAAAAGTTACTCAAGTGGTTTAAGAGGCAAGTTTGCTAAACTTGTAGGACAGATGTGTCGCAAGGGTTCGAATCCCTTACTTTTCGCCAATTATATGGAGAGATGGCAGAGTGGCTGAATGCACCAGTCTTGAAAACTGGCATGGGACTAAGTGCCTATCGTAGGTTCGAATCCTACTCTCTTCGCCAAAAAAATTATGAAGCGAGAATGAAGCGAGGTATATATGGAAATAATAATGAAAAAAGTTGATGAGATAAAACCATATGAAAAAAATCCAAGACACAATGAAGAAGCAGTAAAATATGTAGCTAACTCAATAAAAGAATTTGGATTCAAAAATCCTATTATCATAGATAAAAATAATGTGATAATAGCAGGTCACACAAGACTGAAGGCTAGTATATATTTAAATTTAGAAAGTGTACCATGTATAATTGCAGATGATTTGACAGAAGAACAGGTTAAAGCACTTAGAATAGCAGACAATAAGGTTAGTGAAATGGCAACCTGGGATGAAGGGCTTTTAGAATTAGAACTAGAACAGATAACAGGTATAGATATGGGATTATTTGGGATAGAAGAATTAGAAGAAATAGAAGAAGAAATAGTGGATGATGAATTTGATGTTGATAAAGCTTTAGATGAAATAGAACAAGAATATGGAATAAATATAGGTGATATATATCAGCTTGGAAAACATAAGTTAATGTGTGGAGATAGTACAAATCCAGAACATGTTAAAAAATTATTAGAAGGTAAAGAAACAGATTTATTATTTACAGATCCTCCTTATAATATAAATGTATCAAATTCTAAAGGAGATAAAATAATAAATGATAATATGAAAGATAAAGAATTTTATTTATTTTTAGAAAGTGCCTTTAAAAATGCAGGAGAAAATCTAAAAAAAGGTGGTGCATTTTATATATGGTATGCAGATACAGAAGTAGTTAATTTTAGAAATGCACTAACAAATAACGAATTAGAAGTTAAACAAAATTTAATTTGGAATAAAAATACATTTACATTAGGGAGACAAGATTACAAGTGGAAACATGAACCGTGTTTATATGGTTGGAAAAAAGGAGCAAGTCATTATTTTATAGATATTTTTAATATACCTACAGTCTTAGAACAAGAACCAATTGAAGTAGATAAACTTAGTAAAGAAGAATTGAAAAAAATATTAAAAGATATTTTAGATTATAAGTATACTACAATTATATGTGAAAATAAACCAAGAATTAATGACTTACATCCTACAATGAAACCAATACCAATGTGTGCAAATTTAATATCAAATAGTACAAATCCAGAAGAAATTGTACTTGACTTATTTGGAGGATCAGGTTCAACTCTAATAGCTTGTGAACAAATAAATAGAAAGGCATATTTAATGGAATATGATCCTAAATATGTAAATGTAATATTAAAAAGATATGAAGAATTTACTGGAGAAAAACCAATTAAATTGAATTGAAAAATTAGTTAGATTAGTAATGAAAGAGAGGAATATATGAGCGATAAAAACTTAATACCATTTACTAAAGAAACTGCAAAAAGAAAAGGGAAAAAAGGTGGAATTGCATCAGGAGTTGCAAGAAGAAAAAAAAGAGGATTAAAAGAAACACTTAATATCATATTAAATGGTAATCATCTTTCAGCTGAGATGCAAAGAAAATTATTAGAATATGGTTATAAGTCAGAAGAAATTAATAATGAACTCTATTTAGCAATTAAAGTTTTTGAAGCTGCAACAAAAGGTAATGTTAGAGCTATTGAATTTATAAGAGATACTACTGGGCAAAAACCTAAAGATGAAATAGCAATAGTAGAAGCTCCTAAAATATTTGACGATATTCCAGACAATGTAATAAAGGAAAACGATGAACATAAGACTGAGTGAAATAATAGCACCAGTCTTTTATAATGTTCATATTTCTATAAAGAAAAATGAATTTATTCACTACTGGTTAAAAGGAGGTAGACGGAAGTACTAAATCAACATTTGCATCACTAGAAATAATATATGGTATTATGTCAGATTACTCTAAAGGAATATTTACAAATGCTGTAGTGCTCCGTAAAGTAGAAAGTAATATAAAAGATAGTGTATATGCACAATTATTATGGGCAATTGATAAGTTAGGGGTAAATGAATATTGGCAAGCTAAAATACAGCCTTTAAAATTAATATATAAGCCTTCTGGTCAAGAAATAATATTTAGAGGTTCTAATAATCAAGAGGATTATAGAAAACTAAAATCTACAAAAGCTAAAAAAGGATTTTTTAAATATATATGGTATGAAGAAGTAGATGAATTTTATGGAATGCACGAAATAAGAAGCATAAATCAATCAATATTAAGAGGTGGAGTAGGGTTTATAGCATTTTATACATATAATCCACCTAAAACAGTAAATAGTTGGGTAAATAAAGAAATATTAGATACAGAAGGAAAATATATACATCATAGTACTTATTTAGATGTACCTAAAGAATGGTTAGGTGAACAATTTATAGATGAAGCAGAAGCACTTAAGAGAAAAGACAAAATTGCTTACGAAAATGAATATATAGGAGAGGTTACAGGTACAGGAGGTCTAATATTTAATAATATAACATGCAGAGAAATACCAAAAGATGAAATAGAAACATTTGATAATATTAAAGCAGGTATAGACTGGGGATTTGCTACAGACCCTGCAGTATATACAGAAAATCACTTCGACAGTAAACATAGAAAGCTATATATTTTTAAAGAGATATATAAGACAGGAATGCAAAATAGAGTATTTATAGACATGATAAAAGATATTATGATAACTGAGAGAATAGTAATAACAGGAGATAGCTCAGAACCTAAGTCTATAGCAGAAGCAAAAAGTAATGGATTAAGAATAGAAGGAGCAGTAAAAGGGCCTGATAGTGTAGAGTACGGTATAAAATGGTTGCAAGACTTAGAAGAAATAATAATTGATCCTATAAGATGCCCAAATACTTATAAAGAGTTTAGTACTTATGAATATGAAAAGGATAAAAACGGTGAATTTAAAGCAAGTTATCCAGATAAGAATAACCACACTATAGATGCAACTAGATATTCAAGAGAAAATGATATGAAAAATAGAAGAAGAGAAATAATAACTGAAAGACCATATTGGTTATATTGATGAATGAAAGGAATGAATAATGTATACATTACCAAAAGATACTAATATATATGATATTAAAGTAATAAAAAATATAATTGATTATAATGAATTAAATAAAAGCAAATACAAAAGATTGTATAATTATTATATAGGTGAACATGAAATAAAAAATAGAACGAAGTCAGGTTCAAATATGTTATCAAATAATAAGGTTGTGGTAAATCATGCTAAATATATAACAGATACAAATGTATCTTATTTATTAGGTAATCCAGTTGATTATCAAGTAAATACTAAAAAGAAAATAAAAATAGAACCGTTATTAGATGAATATAAAAAACAAACTATAAATGACTTGGATTGTGAACTTGCTAAAAAGATTTCAATATATGGAAAAGAATTTGAATATGTTTATGCTAACGAAGAAGCTAAACCAAGAAGTTGTTTAATAGATGCTAGTAATGCAGTTATAATTTATGATGACACAGTAGAACATAATAAAATAGCAGGTATAATATATACACCAGTGTATAAAGGAGATGATAAAACAAATAGTAATATAGAATATTATAATTGTATAATTTGTGATAAAAATAATATAGCTGAATATGATACTAAAAACGGAAGTTTAAATTTAAAATTAAACTCAAAAAAGGAACATTCATTTGGAGATGTTCCACTTATAGAATATTTAAATAACTACGAAGAATTAGGAGATTTTGAAACAGTTATATCTTTAATAGATGCATATAATATACTTCAATCAGATAGAATAAATGATAAAGAACAGTTAGTTGCAAGTCTATTAATATTAAAAGGTGTAACTATAGATTCAATAGATAAACAAAATATAGATACATATAGAATATTAAGTGGATTACCAGTAGATGCTGAAGCAGGATATGTTACTAAAACATTAAACGAAACAGAAATAGAAGTATTAAAGAAAAGTATAGAAACAGACATACATAAAATATCTATGACACCTAATATGTCAGATGTAAACTTTGTAGGAAACTCTTCAGGAGTTGCTATAAGGTATAAATTATTATCTTTTGAACAAAACATAAAGAATAAAGAAAGAAGTATGGAAAAAGGATTGATGGAAAGATTTAAATTATATAATAATTTCTTAACAGTAAAAGCTAGCATGCAAAAAGTTGAAATACATGAAGTAGATGCTGTATTCAAAAGAAACTTACCATCTAATGACTTAGAAGTTTCACAAATGATAGGATATCTTGCAGATTATGTTGATAGGGAAACATTAATTTCACAATTATCTTTTATTAAAGATGCTTCAGAAATTGTAACTATAAAACAAGAGGAAGATGAAGAAAAAGAAAAATTTGAAGAAAAACAAGAAGAATTAAATGAACTATTATATGCTGAAGAAGAAAATAAGAAAAAAGAAAAACTAAAAGAAAATAAAATATAGATGGAAAAGTATAATAAAAAGCTAATTAAAAATGTATATAATAGGTTAGTTGCTACAGATAAAGTTATACATACTTCTAGTAATGAAATAAAAAAGATATATTGGAAAGCAAAGCAAAAAATAAAGTTTGAAATAGAAAAGTTATATAATAGAATATGGCGTGAAAGTGGTATAGATACTAATAAATTAAAAGAATTAGTACCTATGACTAAAGTGAAAAAAGAAATAAAAGACTTAACAGAAGATGAAATAAAACTTTTGGAATTAGGTAATTATACACATAGAATAGATATGCTTCAAGAAAAATTAATTTCAATTAATACAAGCTTAAATGATATAAGAAAAAAAGAACAATTAATATCAGAAAATGGATATAAAAAGATAATAAGAAATACATATAATGATACTATAAACAGTACATTAGGTATAGTAGGGATAAAAACAAAAAGTTTTAATATAGATGAAAAAGTAATAAATGAAATGCTTAGTGAACCTTTTTATGGTCATAGATTTAGTGAAAGATTATGGGAACATACAGGAAGATTAGCAAAAAAATTAAAAGAAGAATTAGGTAGTGCAATATTAGCAGGTGAACCTATTGCAAAAATAAACCAGATTTTAACAAAAGAATTTAATGTTGCTACTTATCAATCTGATAGAATACTTAGAACAGAAGCTATGAGATTTTATAATTTAGCAGACTTAAAAGCAAATATAGAACTAGGACTTGAAGAATATGTATATATAGCAACATTAGACACAAGAACAAGTAATACATGCCAAGGATTAGATCATAAAAGATTTAAATATAAAGAAGCTAAATTAGGTGTTAATTTCCCACCTATGCATCCTAATTGTAGAAGTACAACTAGAGCTTATATTGATGAAGAACACGAAAAAAGCATAAGAAGACATTATAGAGATAAGGTAAATAATAATACAAATATTACATATGAAAATTATAGCTATACTGAATGGATAGGAGAAAAAGAACATAAAGTATTTGAAGTAACTGAATGGATAGCAAAAGGTAAAACTCATAGATTAGATGAAGAACATGTTGTTATAGATCATGATATTGAAGAAAGAATGACAGCAAAAGAATTAAGCAAATACTTTAAAAGTGATATAGGACTTGTACCTAGAATAAGGAATAAAGGGAAAGTAAACTTAAATATAAGAACGCCTGATTTTTATATAGATGGTGAAAATTGGGATATGAAATCGATAAATGGAGATAGTAATAGAACTATAGATAATGCTATAAAGGGAGCAAAAGGACAAGCAAATAATATTATACTTAAAATAAATAATATTTATTGGGATAATCAGAAAATAGATGAAGCAATAAAAAGAATAAGACCAACTAGAGAATGGGTAAAAGATATATTAGTTATATTTAAAGATAAAAGTATAAAAATATATAAAAAATAGGGCCACCCCCCCCTTTTAGACATTAAATAAGTTAAAGTCTAATTTAAAACGTGGGAGGTGATACCCTATTAACTATTATTATATATTAATAATAAAAAAAAGTAAAGATATTTAAATAAAATAAGTAGTTAGAGAGCAAGTATATGTTACTTGCTTTTTATAGTGCTTATTTTAAGCATTACTTGACGAAGTATAAACGGAGATAGTCGATGGACGTAAAACAGAAAGGAATTAAAAAATGGAAGAAGAAAAAGAATTAAATGCTCTTGAAAATGTAGAGGCAACAGAAGAAAAGGATACAGTTGATGAAAATGTAAAAGAAGAAGAGGCTAAGACTTTTACGCAAGAAGAAGTGAATAAAATCATTTCATCTAGAATAAAAAAGGCTATAGAAAAAGAAAGAGAACATGCAAAATTAACTGAAGAAGAAAGAAAAGCTGTAATAGCTAAGGAGCAAGAAGAGGAAATTAGAAAACGTGAAGAGGCTATAAGTTTAAGAGAAAATAACTTATTGGCACAAGAAAAACTAACAGCTAGTGGATTAAATAAAAATTTAGCTAAGTTAGTAGTAAACTCAGATGTAAATGTTATGACTAAAAATATAGAAATATTAATTAAAGAATGGAATAAAGCAATAAATGAAGGAGTTGAAAATAGATTAAAAGGAACACCTCCTAAAGCTCCAGAAGATAATAAAAAAATTGACATAACTAAATTACATTATGGAGGATATCAATTATAAAATAGAAGGGAGAATATAAAATGGGTGATAGAATAGATGCACAAAGTATAATGTCAGGAGCTGACAAAGATAAATTAGCAGAAACATTAGGTGGTATTATAGATAATATGCAAAAAAGCATGATATCAATGCAAATAAAAAATAAAGATTATTCAGGAGATATGAATGCAGGAAGTGTTGAAGTATCAAGATTTACTAATTCAAAATCAAAAGATGCAGGAACAGCTAGAACAACTGGGAAAGGTGATCTTTTAGATAATAAAGGAAAAGTAAAAGTATTTTTAGATAAACATAAAGAAATAGTTGAAGAACTTAAAGCTTCAGATATAAAAACAAGAGGTTTAGGAAATATATTAGCAAAAAGAGCTAAGAATCATAGAGTAACAATGGAAAGAGAATTAGAGAATGCTTTTTGGAAAGAAGCAGAAACTGTAGGAACAGCTATAACATTACCTGCTTCAGCAACAACAATAGAGGAAAAAATAGAATTAGTAATACAATCAATTGAAACTATAAAAAATGAGTTTGTAGATGGAGTAGAAAGGGATTTAATAGCTATATCAGTAAAACCTACTATATATGGTCAAATAAGAAATTATGTTGATAAAATTCCAGGTAGTACATTAGGGTTTGAAGTTGAAAAAGTAGGAAATTATCATGGAGTTACAGTATTTTCAAATCATAGACAAACTGATGATATAATAGTTTCAGCACTTGAAAGTATAGCACAACCAGTAAATGTATATCCATATGATATAAAGAATATACCATTATCAAATGACTTAGCTTTAATGTTATTCTTTGATTATGGAACAAAAGCAGTAACACCAGACTTAATTAAGAAAGTAACTACATTATAGTAGTTATTTTCTATTTTTATTAAAAGAAGGGAGACTTTAAAAAATGAAATTTTTAAATAAATTAACAGGAATTATAGAAGAACCACAAAATGAAATGGTTATAGAAATGTATATTAATGACGAAAAACAATTTGAAAAAATAACTGAAACTAAAAATAGTAATAAAAATAGTAACAGCAACAAAAATAAAAATACTGCTGAAAATACTGAAAACACTGAAAATGAAGGTAATGAAAATCCTAATAAATAGGAGATAAAAAATGAAAAAAGAAGAATTTGATAAAATAAAGCAATATGTAAAACTATTGTTACCTACTATAGACAATAGTATAAAAATAAGTGATGATTTGCTTGAGTTTGTAATAAATGACACAGTAGATAGAATAAACTTATATTTGAATAGAAAAGAACTTATACCTAATATAGAAAGAATTATAGCTAATACTGTAATAGATAACTTAAAAAAAGTAAATGCTAAGGTAAATGAAATGACTACAGGAGAATCAGATAAAAATATTTTGAGTATTTCTGATAATTGTCAATCTATAACATATTCAAATGAAATAAAAAAATATTTTGCAACAAATGAAGATAATGAAATATTAGGAGGACTTACAACTTTACTAAAAAACAAAAGGAGACCTGATGTATATACCGAAAAGTTTTAGAGAGACTATAAAACATACTTTTTATGATAAAACAATAAATATTATTTCAAAAGAGTCAACGATAGATGATGTAGGAGGAGTTATAAATGCAACTACAGTTATAGGTTCATTTAAAGGAAATGTTAATGTAACAAATTTTGATGAAATACAAAAAGAGTATGGACTAGACTTAGATATTAATATAGCTATCACTACAGATTATGATAAAGTACTCATGAATAATGTTTTAGAATATGAAAAAATTAATTATGAAATAAAAAGTATAATAAAAAATGATAGTCATGTGCTTATAATAGGAGTAAGAAAATGAAAGTTGATATGTATTTAGAAGGTAATAATAATATTTTTAAAAATAACTTTGATACTACTCAACAAAAAATTATGAATAAAGTAATTGAAGCTACTAAAATGGTTGAAGGTGATGCTAAAGAATATGTAGTAGTAAATACTGGAGAATTAAGAGGAAGTATAAAAGGTAATGTTTCAAAAGAAGAATATAAATTTGTTGGTAAAGTAGGTACAAATAAAGTATATGCACCTTTTGTTGAGTTTGGAACAGGAATAATAGGAAATGGCACATATCCATATGAAATAGATGGAATAGATCTGAAGTATAAAAATAAAGGCTGGTGGTATCCAGCTGGAGAAATTGGAGGAAAAACAATATTCAAATATACTAAAGGACAAGTTGCAAAGCCATTTTTACATAAAGCTTTATTAAAAAACAAGAGTAAAATAAAAGAAATGTTTAAAGGATTATTAGGAGGATAATTATGAAAAATGTAAAAGCACAAATTTATAAAATTTTAAAAAATGAATTTAAAAATGTTATGCAACAAAACGGCAATATATTTAATGAATTACCATGTGTTACATTTTACATTTCTGATAATTCACTTGGTTTAACTTTAGACAATGAAATAGCAGAACAATATATAACTGTAATAATTGATATATGGACAAAAACAAGTAAAGAAGGAATTGAAATGTTAGAAACATTAGAGAGTATAATGAGAAAAGAGCATTATAAACTTGATTTTTCAGCAGATATTCCTCAAGATAATCAGATATATCATACAACAACTAGATTTACAACAACTATATAATATGAAAGGAGAAAAATATGGCAATAGAAGGAGAAAAAAAGTATAAAGGAATACAAAGTACTTTAACAAAGAAGAAAAAAGGTGCAGAAACACAAGATTATTTAGTGGGTAGCATTTTAAAAATGGATGGAATTGAAAGAACAGCAGAAGAAGAAGATGTTACAACTTTAGATAGTCCAGATGGAGAAAAAGAAACAAGACAAGGTGATAAAAAAACAAGTGATATAAAAGTAGAAGTAATTTACAAAAAAGATAATGATATAGAAGCAATGAAAAAAATGGCAGAGCTTTTTGATAGCGGAAGCCAAGAAGATTGGGAAATAAAACAACCTTCAGGCATTAAATGGGAATTTAAAGCACATATAAAAAGTATAAAAGAAAAAGAAATAACAACAGATGGAAGAATGGGATTTGAATTTACATTAGCTGTTTCTGGAAAACCAAAGCTTACTAAAGAATAAGAATAATGCACTGCTTATTTAGTAGTGCTTATTTTTTTATAAAAAATAAATAAGGAGATATAAAAATGAACATAAATTTACATTTTACAGCAAAAAATATAGAAGAAATAGAAAAGATAACAGGAAGTACAGTTTTTGAATTAATGAATAATAATGGAATATCAACAATATTATTATTTTTAAGAAAAGGTTGCGAAAATAGAAGAGGAGATTATGGACTTACTCAAGAAGAAACATATTCTAAATTAGAAGAATTAATGCAAGAAAAAGATGTTGATACAACAACAATAATGTCAGCTATAATTGAAAAACTAGTAGAATTGGGTTTTTTACCAAAGAAATTGAACACGAAGGCAATAAAAGAAGTAGCAGAACAACAAGTGAAATTATTGAATCAAACTGCGGAAGCTACAATAAAAGAAATGAAGAATGCAAAAATGTAATAACATTTTTTTGGAAAGAATGGGAAAAAAGAGAAGAAGAAGCAATATTAATAGGACTTAAAATAAAAGAATTTTGGGAACTTACTCCAAATCAATATATTAAATATGTAAGAGCCTATAACACAAAAAAAGAAGAGGAATTGAAAACTGCAGATTATTTGAATTGGTTAGCTGGATATTATATTGCACTTGGTGTAAATGCACCTGATAATTACCCAGAAACTCCAACTCTTTATTTAAAAGAAAAAAAAGAAATAATGACAGAAGAGGAATTAAGTGAACAGATAATGCTTTTAAATACTATGTTAGGAGGAGATATAATTGACAATAGATGAATTAAGTGTAAATGTTACAGCTGATATTAGAGAATTAAAAAAACAAATGGATAATGCTGATAAATCTATAGGACAGTTGAAAAATACAGCAGATAAAACTGCTAACTCAGTTACTAATTCATTTCAAAACTTAACTAAAAAAATAGCAGGATTAGGAATAGGTGTTGCACTTGCTAATTCAGTTAGAAAAGGTATGTCTGCAATAGAAGATGATAACTTATTTGGTACAGTTATGGGTTCTTGGGTAAAAGATGCTTTAAATTATTCTAATAAATTAGAAAATATATTAGGAGTATCAGCAATAGCTATAAGACGTAATATGGGAGTTATTTATAACATGGCAACTTCTATGGGGGTAGCAGAAAAACAAGCTTATAAAATGAGTAAAGGAATAGCTACTTTAGCAGAAGATATGGCATCTTTTTATAATATAAGAGGAGATGAGGCATTTAATAAATTAAGAGCAGGTATTACAGGTGAAACAGAGCCACTTAAAGCTTTAGGGATACTAGTAGATGAAAATACTATAAAGCAATATGCACTTAAACATGGGATAGCTAAAACTGGTGATGAACTTACTACAAACCAAAAAGTTTTAGCTAGATATATGGCAATTTTAGATCAAACTAAAAATGCACATGGAGATTTGGCAAGAACAATAGATAGTCCAGCAAATCAAGTTCGTTTATTTAAACAAAATTTACAAGGACTATCTATAGCAATTTCTAACTTTGTTATTCCAGCTTTTGGAGCAGTTATGCCTTATATAAATGCTTTTATTAAAGTTTTAACAATAGGATTGAATTTATTAGGAAAATTTGCAGGATTTAAAGCACCAGCAATTACCAATAGTACAAAAACAGCATCTAAAAATGTTGGAGGGATTGCATCAGGATTGGGTAAAGCAAATAAAGAAGCAGAGAAACTTAAAGGAACTTTAGCAGGATTTGATAAGATGGAGGTTATAAATACTCCAGACAAAAATAAAGGAAATGGAAAATCTGGCAATGGTAATGGAGCTCGGACGGAGGTCTAGATACAAATTTTGAATTACCAGATTATAATGCACATCTTGAATGGGTAGATGCTAAAACTAATGAATTAGTTGATAAAATAACAAAAAAATTATCAATGCTAGGAGAAGGAGTAGACTTTTCAAAACTTAAGAATGCATTTAAAAATTTGAAAGAAGCAATAGAACATTTTGGAAATGGTTCTTTTAAGATTTTGAATACTTTTTTTGATGAATATTTAGTACCTATGTCTCAATGGACACTTAATGATGCATTACCAAGATTTCTTAATATGACAGCTAATGCAATAAAAGCAATTGATTTTAATAAGATAAATGCAGGACTTAGCGAACTATATAAAGTATTAACACCATTTACAAAGAATGTAATTGATGGTGTTTTATTTCTTTATGAAAAAATATTGTTACCTATTGGAACATGGACTGCAAATGAGTTATTACCAGCATTTTTAAAAGATTTAACAGCTAGTATAAATGCATTAAATGGAGTTATAAATGTATTTAAGCCAGCAGTAAATTATTTGTTTGAAAAATTTTTAAAACCTATTGGACAAATAACAGGAAGTTTAATAATAAATACATTAAATGGAATGGCTAATGCAATAAACAAAGTAGCAAGTACTAAATCAGGACTTGTCGCAATTGGTACAGCAATAGGATTAATTACTTTAAAAATGGCAAATAATACTTCTACAGGACATACATTAATTTCAATGTATAATAAATTAAATAATAAACTATATGATACTAAATTTTTTAATTATTATATATCAGGAATTGATAAAATTGAAAAAGGATTAAAAGGATTAAAACAAACTATATTACATCCTATAAGTTCTTTTGATAAATTTAAAAATAAAATAAAAGAAGTATTTTCTAATGTAGGAAGTTCAGTAGGTACTGGTTTAGGAAAAATAACATCAGATATAAAAAATGCTGGTGGAATATGGAGTTATTCTTTAAATGGAGCTAATAAAATATGGAGTTCATCATTTAATGGAATGAAGAATGTTATTTCATCATGGGGAAATTCTACTAAATCAGGAATTACAAAAGTAATGAACGGAATAGGAGCAGGATTTCAAGGATTAGGTGCAATTATAGCATCAAATCCATTAGGAATAATAATAACAGTAGTAGGTGTTATTATAAGTCAGTCTGAAGCATTGCAAAAAACATTAGGTACTGTATTAGAAGTTATTCAACCTTTATTTGACTTATTAGGAGGAATATTAAGTACTATATTACAACCATTAATACCATTACTAAAATTAATTGCAGATGGTATTAATTTTATATTGAAACCAGTAGTACTACTTGCAGATATTACTGCTAATGTAACATCAGGATTGTTAGGACTGTTTGGAATAAAAGATAATCAAACAAGTAAAAATGCAAGACAAACTGCTGATGAAGTAGCAAAATTAAAAGAAGCAGAAGAAAACTTGAATAAAATAAAGAAAGAAAGTGCTAAAACAAGAGAACAGGTTGTAGAAGGTTTAAGAAAAGAAAGAGAACAATTAGTATCTAATGGTGAAGGTTATGGAGGATTAACAGCTAAGTATGATGAAGCAATTGAAAAATCTGATAATTTTAGAAAAGAAATAGATAGAATAATAGAAGTAGAAGGATTAAATGAAAATCAAATAAAAATATTAGAAGATAAGTATAAAGAATATACTGATAGCTTAAAAGAAAATTTAGATATACAAAAGCAAGTAAGAGATATTGAAAATGAATCTGTTAATGCCAAATTAAAAGTTATGGATGCTGAAGATAGACTTACAGAAAAACAAAAAAGATTAAATGAAGTTGTAAAGAAATATGGACCAGAAAGTAGAGAAGCTAAAAGAGCAAGTTTAGAACTAGAAGATGCTAGCTTTAAATTGCAAGCTGCACAAGATGCTCAAAAAGATAAACAATTACAATTAAATGAAGTTAACAAGAAAGCAAGTGCATTAAATAGAGAAAATAAGGAAAGTGTAAATAGAGTTTCTGATGCTATTGATAATAATACTAATAAAGTAGGAAAATGGGCAGAAGAAAATAGAAATAGTACTAGAAATGTTATGAATAAATGGCAAGAATTAAAAGATGAAGGAAGTAATAACTTTAGAATATTAGGAAATACAATAAAAAGAAAAAATGATGAAATATCTAATAGTGCATATAATACTTTTAATAATATGATGAGAGGTACTCAAGAATATAGTAATAAAATTGCTAGAGAACACAATAATACTGGAAATAGTACAGTTGGGTTCTTAAGAAAAATAGTAAGTTCTTATAATAGAATGGTAGATGGAATAAATAGATTTAAGATATCATTACCAAGTTGGGTTCCAATATTTGGTGGACATAGCTTTAATATAAGAATACCTAAAATACCAATGTTTGAAAGAGGTACTATAGCAAATAGACCAACTCCAGGTATATTTGGTGAAAATGGTACAGAAATGGTATTACCACTTGAAAAACATTTGGGATGGATGGATAAAATAGCAAGTGGAATTTATAAGAGAATGAGTTCTATACAAGTCAATAAAGAAGCTATTAAATATGTAGAAAATAGAGAAAATGATTATAAACAATTTCGGAAAATTAATAATATATTTAGGAGATGAAAAAATAGTAGATAAGACTATTGATGAAATAGAAAAAAGAAAGTTTGAAAGAAATGGAAGCTGGGAGGTTAGAATATGATATATGACGGTGATTTATTACAAATTGATGGTGAGACTATTTCAAGTATATCTAAATATAAAGTAGGAAGACATAAACTTTGGAGAGATGCAGAAAGAAAGACAGATGATACAATTAAAGCAAGATTTAGAGGAATATTTCCAGATATAACTGTAGAATTTATACCATTAAATGCTTTAGAAATGAGAAAAATAATAAATATTATAGATAAACCATATGTTAAACTAACTTGGTATGATGAAAGAGTAGGAAAAGCTGTTACAGGTGATTACTATAATACATCATATGATATTGAATTAAAAAGTAAACATAAAATGACTTATAAACCTTTTGAATATGTATTCAAACCTATAAGAAGAAAGGACTATGGAGATGATAATATCCAGTAAAGAATTTAAAGAATATGCAAAGGAGCCTATAAAATTAGAAGAAAGTTATTATATAGAATTTTATAATAATGAAATTTATAGAGATGATGAAAAATTAAAAGAATTAAAAATAACAGCAAGCTCAAATATTATAGGAACTTCTATGAAAAAAGTTGAATTTAATTTAATAGGTAATTACCAGAAATTAAATGAAAAAGTAAAAGTTTTTTTAGGTAATATGGTAGGGAATAAGTATGAATATATTTTATTAGGTGAATTTAAAATTACAGAATTAACATATAATAAAGATGAAGATACAACTAAATTTATAGGATATGATTTGATGATAGATACTATGAAACAATATAAAGAAATAAGTAGTATAATATATCCCTTAACATTATTAGAATACTTAAAAAAAATATGCGAAGAATTAAATATAGAATTAGAAAATGAATCAATAGTAAATGGAGATATTATAGTAGATAATGACTTTTTTGCTAATACAGTAGCAACATATAGAGACATTATTGAAGATATTGCTAAGCATTCATTTTCTATTGCTATTATAAATAATAAAAATAAATTAGAACTTAAGAATATTAAAACAAAGGAATGTGAAACTCTAAACTTATCAAATTTTATGAATTACAAATTTATGGATGAGTTCAAACCAGTAAATTCATTAGTACTTTCTAGAACACCACAAGAAGATAATGTTTATTTTAAAGATGATGTTGATATAAATAAAAATGGATTAAATGAATTTAAAATGAGTAATTTGCAGATTGTTGATAGAAAAAGAGAACATGTAATACAAAAAATGTTCAATAATATTAAAGGTTTTACTTATTATCCAGTTGAGCTAAAAACTGAAGGACTAGGTTATTATGAAATAGGAGATGTATTATTACTTGATTTAGAAGGTAAAAAATATATAACAATAGTTTCAGAATTAACACTAAAACTTAAAGATGGTATAGAAGAAGAAATATTGAAATCAAGTAATATTTCAAATACTACAACTAAGTATCAATATGCAACATCTATAGAAAAGAAGCTTATAAATACAGAAATAGTAGTTGATAAAGCTTTAGGACAAATAACGGAAGAAGTTGCTAAAGTAACAGAAAAAGCCAAGGAACTTACAAAGTTTCAAGCAGATATTGAAGGCCTTAAATTATGGAAGGAAGCACAAATAGATCTTACAGACCATAGAAAAGGTATAGGAACAATTACAACAAAAGAAGCCGAAGATTTTAATATAGTTAAGTATCAAGCAGAAGGTGGGACTGCTTATAGATATATAGAAGGATTATATCCATCAGAAGAATTATTCCCATCAGAAGATTTATTCATGCCAGAAAAGGTAGGAATGGAGGAAATAGAATGATAACTATAAAAGTATATAAAGGGAGCAATACAAGTTCTGAGTTTAAAACTTATAACCTTGATAATGATAAATTAAAAACATTTGAAAAATATAATGATTCTATGAGTGTAAATGAAAAAAGTGAATACACAATAGAAAGATGGATACATATTAATGAATATGGTGGATATAAAATAGAAAAGAAAATAGAAAAAGGAAAAATAGAAGACTTTTCATTATATGAAGGTATAAATGTTATTGAGATAGACTCAAGGAGAAGTAAAACAGAAATAATATATATAATAGAAAATCCATATACAAAGGCAATGGGTGTAGAAATAAAAAATAAAATACAAATAAATAATCAAGGTATTATGCAAGAAGTAAGCAAGAAAGTTGGAAAAGATGAAATAATATCAAGGATTAATCAATCACCTGAAGAAATAAAATTAAAAGCTAGTAAGATAAAATTTGAAGGTATGGTTACAGCTAATAATAATGTTAGTATAGATGAAAATGGATACATTAAAGCTAAAGGAATATTTGATGAAAGAGGTTCATTTACTACCTTATATGGTAATGGATATGAAAAAACAGTTAATATTGGAGAAAATGGAGTAGATATATTAGATAGTGATTTTCATAGTATAGAGCAAAACTTTGATGATGGGGAAAGATCGATCAATTATTATTTACATAATGCAATCCATCTTAATTTATTTATGCCAAAAGGTTTTACTCCTATAGATATAAGAATTATATTAGAACATAAGCCAAGAAAATGGTTTGAATTTAATGGAGATTATATTTGTGATGGAAATACTAAAGCAGTTTGTATATATAAGCATGGAGAGTTTGAAACTTTTCAATGGAAAAGAGAACAGTTATATCATCATTATTACGAAAGATTTAATGAAAACGATAGAATAAAAGATGCTTTTGGAACTAACAAAACAAGTTATACTTTTAATGGTAATGAAACAATCCAAAGTAGAAACTTAATAAATGATTTAATATATGATAAAGATACAACTAAAGATAGAGTAATTAAAGCTTATATTGGAGGCTTTAGATATGATTATGTTGTAAGTGGAACTATTATAGCAAGCGATTCAATGGGTGGAATTAATTATCCAGATGAAGTTAAAAAAGCAGGAGGATTACTTTCATCAATGGGGAAAATACGACCTCAAATAGTAGCATATGGATATTATAAAAATATAGGAGGAAATTAATGAAAAAGATTAATTTTAAAAATTTACCAAGTAAAGAAACACCGATTTCTGCTAATAATTTAAATTTGTTACAACAAAATGTTGAAGATGAAATCAACAAAAGAGTTACTAAAGAATATGTTGACAGTAACAAAGCAACAAAAGCAGAAGTTGAATCAATAAAAAATAATTATGTAAAAAAAGGTGTATTAAGTGTTTATGGAAATAATAGTCAAACGATAAATGCAAAAGATCCAAATGGAAGAAAAGTTGTTTTTAATTCTATAAAAAAAGATATAGGGGGAATAGCAATTTTACAAGCAGATGGATCTTTGAAATTTAAAAGAAATTGTACAATAGCTATAAGTTATAATTTATTTGTTGATTGTATATCAGGTTATGTAAGATCTTACATTTATACATATAGAGGGACACAACTTACAACTTTATCTGATACACTTTTTAATGCTACAAGTTCATTTAAAGCATTAAACGTAGCAGGTGTAATACATGACTTTCAAAAAGATGATACGTTATTTATTGATATATCTCAATCTGAAGGGAATTTACTTACAGTAAGAGGTGGATATGCAAATAATAATTTTACATTGATAGAAATATAGAAAGGAGGTGATATAGTGGAAAAACACATTACACAAATATTCTTAGGAATAATTGGAGGTATAGCATATATATTAGGAGGATTTGATACTATACTAGTAACACTTATTACTTTTATGATAGTAGATTATATAACAGGAGTACTTAAAGCTATAAGACTAAAACAGTTAAATAGTCAAATAGGAGCTAAAGGTATAGTTAAAAAAATAGGATATTTAGTTATTGTAGTTATAGCAGTGAAACTTGATTCAATGTTAGGTAACACAAGCTATATAAGAAACTTAGTTATATTTGGATTCATATCAAATGAAGGAATATCTATACTAGAAAATGCATCACTTTTAGAGATTCCAATACCTGATAAAGTAAAAAGTGTACTTAAGCAATTAAAGAACACAGAAGCAGAAAATAGTGAAATACCAAAGAAAAACGACTAACGAGAATCGATTTTAAGGCGATAAAAAAAAGAAATAGTATAAATATATACCTTGATTTTCAAGGAGAAAGAGGGAAAAATGGAAGAAGTAAGAAAAATAACAGGTACTAAAGAATTTGAAGAGATATCAAGAAAAAAGATACAAGAATATTATAAAAAAGAAGGAATTGAGTTAGATAAAGATAATGATATATTTGTAGTATGGTTAGCTAAAGCTTTAGGCAATACAAAAGGAGTATTTATTACAAATAAGATGGATAAGAAGTTATATGAAATTACATATAACGGACAAAAGAATGAAATGTATTTAGACGCTTATATAAAAGAACAAAATATATTAATAAAAAATGATGAATTTTAATTAAAAGAGTTGACTAGAAAGGAAGGAAAAAAATGAGATTATATGAATTTATTAATCATGTTATATCTATAGATGGTATAGATAATGATGGGTACTATGGTAAACAATGTATGGACTTATACAATTATTACTGCAGAATGGTACTTGGTACACAAAAAGGAGAAACAGGTTGTGCGAGAGCAAAAGATATTGTAACTACTGAAGATAATACAAGGTTTTTTACAGTATATAAGAATACACCTGATTTTATACCAGAAAAAGGTGATGTATTTGTTATCACTGGTGGTAAATGGGGACATGTAGGAATAGTAACTGAAAGAGGTACACTACATGAATTTAAAACACTAGAACAAAACAGAAGAGGAGACCAAAAACTAACTAGAGAAGTTAGAAGTTATAAGGTTGATGGTGAATTATATTTCTTAAGACCTAAAAATCAAGAAAATATAAAAGAAGTAGAACAAGCAAATAATGAAGGAGGAGATGAAATGAGAATATATAGAAATGGAAGTACAATAGAACCAGTATATGGAACTAGTGCATGTAAAGAGAAAGATAAAATAGGTCATCTTAATAAAAATGAAGAATGTGTATGTGTAAAAGTAACAAATGGTGTTTACTTAGTTGAATATAAAGTTGATGGTACAGATGAATATAAACCAGGTTATGTTAAATATCATGGATAGATTAAAGGGAGCAATAAAAGCTCCCTTATTTTTTTGTACTAATTATCACTTATGTTATCACTTTATAAAAATAAAATCTTAATATATTAAGGAAAAACGGAGATTATAATGTGGCTATCAGCACCATAAAATAACAAAAAGAGCTAGTAATGTAAGAATGCTTATATTACTAGCTTTTCTTTATATATCAAGGGATTAGAGAGACTTAAAAAGTTGTAAAATATCGTTTTATTTATTATCTAGTGTTATTATTTATTATCTAGTTATCACTTGTATTATCACTTTTATATATATTATCTATTAAATATTTTTCTATAATTTCATTATTTTGTTTTTCATATTTATCAAATACATCAACATATGTATTTAATGTAATAGAAATATCACTATGTCCTAATAGTTTTTTTAATACTACAGCTTGAACGCCTGCTTCAATACATCTTGTAGCATATGTGTGTCTTAACATATGAGTGTTGTAATTATTGTTTTTAGTAAGTCTTTTCATTTCTGAATTAACTTGGCCTGTACTAATTATCTTTAATTCTGAAAATAAGTATTTCCCTTTTTTATCTTTTATAAACTTTTCTAAGATGGGATAAAGTATTGAGTTTATAGGTATAACTCTAGTACCATTTTTTGTTTTAGTTGTCACATTTATAAAATCTTTGTATTGAGCATCTCTTGATATTGTTTTATTTATATTAATAGTTTTATCTTTTAAGTTAATATCATCATAATGTAAAGCATTAATTTCTCCCATTCTCATACCTGTATTAAGTCCTATAATATATTGATAGTAGTATTTTGATTTTGGTATTAATTTCAAAAACTCTTTTTGTTCTTCTATAGTAAAAGCTTTAATTTTTTTATTAGGTTTTGTACTTTTAGTCTTTTTATAATTTTTTAATATATTTTTAGATATGATATTTTTATCTTCTGCGATTTCAAATGCTTTTTTTAATAATATGAATATTTTTGATATGGTAGAATTGGAAAAATGAGATATAGAATAAGCGAAATTATCTATATGTGATAAATTTATCATTTGTATAGGTAAAGTGTCTAGAATTCCATTCTCGAGCTTTTTGATTGTTTCTTTATTTCTTCCATATGTACTGGTTTGAATTAAATTCTTTTTATACTTATCTTCTTCATATAAATAAAGTATAGATGTTATAGTAACATCGCTTTCTATTGTGTTTAAACTTTTAGCAGATATAATATATTCATTATATCTATTCATAACCTCTGCTTGAGTTTTTGCAGTAAGTTTTTTTCTTTTTTGAGTAACTGGGTCAACAAAATAATATTCCCACCTATTAGTCTTTTTATTCTTATATACAGAACCTTCGCCATTTGCTCTTTTTTTAGCCATAGAATTCCTCCTTTTAGTTAATAAAAAACGAGAACTATAAAAGCTCTCGATATCTATAAGAAAACCATCACTACATTTAAATATGTAATGTGCATTAATTAAGATATCTATAGTATATAGTATAGATAAAGATATTGCAAATTAACAGTTTTTATGAATTTGATTATTTAATCATTTAATATAATATGTTATAATACTTATAGGGGTGGTGCAGAAATTCTAGGCTTCTGTAGTCCCAAGTGATCATGATTGCGAGATATCTTAAAAAGTGATAGAGAGTGTATTGGAATAATAAATCTATCACTTTTTTTTGTTTTATCTAATACTATAAGTTTATTCATTTGTTATATAGGTCTAAAGTATAGACCTACAACTTTTCCTTGAATTTCAAATCCTATATCTTCAAGAGAGCTTAAAGGATATACAGTTGTTGTAAAAGCTTCTGTATTATATGGTACTAATTCAATTCTATCAGGGTAAAAATAAAATGTTTTTACTGTAGTTTCATCATTAATTCTAAATACACCTATATCACCATTTTTTACTTCTTGTTTAATATCAACTATTATTAAGTCTTTGTTTTGAAGTTTAGAATACATACTATCTCCAGATACTCTTAATATATAATATCTTTCTTCTGGATTTTCAGAATAAGGTAAAATATCAACAGGACATTCAGTCCATTCATCTATTTCAAAAAATGGATTTTTACCAAATCCAGCAGGTACTGTTCCAAGTATTGGCAATGATACTGTTTTTGAATTTGTATTTATTTTTTTAGCTCCAGGTATTGTATTAATATCTTGATTTTGTTTTATTGTATAGCTATCAATATTATGGTTATATTCTGATAATGTGGGATTATCATTTATCTTTTCAAGAAGTGTATTAAATTCCATGTTTAAATCTTTTGCTATATCTTTAATAATGAAATTATTAATTAATAATGTACTAGTTCTATTCTCTTTTAAATTATTTAATAATTCTTGGTATATTTTATATGTTAAGTGAGAATCCTTGAAGAATTCTTCAATAGTAATACCTTTCTTTTTTATAAAATTTTGTATCAAATTAACCAATAATTTTGAAGTCTCATAATGATCCTTTACAAAATCTGTTTGAAAAAAGAATGGTTCACTACCAGTTAGCCAAAAAGCATTTACATTTAATGCTTGTGCTATTTTTTCTATTCTATCATATTTAGGTTCATATTCTCCTTTTACATAATAAGAAATTGATGGCTTATCTATCTCAGTCTTTCGAGATAATTCTGCTTGTGTCATATTTCTTTTTTCCATTGCATATTTAAGTCTTTTATCAAAATCCATTGTTTATAATTCCTTTCTATACCTTAAATTATAAGTGTTTTAAGGTATAAAGTCAAATTATACTTAACAACAATTAACAAGTTCTTAACTTTTTTTAAAAAAGTTATTTACAAAACGATTTGTATATTATATAGTATACATAGTTAAGAAAACACAACTAAAATGAAAGGAGGAAGAGATGAAGAAAAAAATAGAATATAATTTTAATAAGCTTAAAATAAGAATGAAAGATAAAGAATACACACAACCTAAATTGGGCGAAGTTCTAGGAATATCAAGAACTCAGGTTAATTTCAGACTAAATAACAGAATGGATTTTAGATCTTCAGAAATATCTATAATAGCAGATATATTAGATATAAGAAATGAAATAGAAGAATATTTTTTTACTGAAAAAGTTAAGAAAATTTAACTCATTATACAGGAGATTATTATGAATGTAGAAGACAAATTACAGAAAATAATAGAAGCAATAGAGCAACTAGAAAATAAGCTAGAAACAATACAAACAGAAACAGTATTCTATGATGTAGATGACTTAGCTAGGATTATGAAAATAGGTAAAACAAAAGCATATAACTTAATGAATTATAAAGGTTTTCCAGTGCAGAAGATAGGAAAAAGAAAAGTAGTTGAATCACAAGCATTACAAAGATGGGGAGCTATAGGCAGACAGTTATACATTTAAACAAACAGTACATTGAAAAGGGAATAGTTACAAACTTTATTACTTAGGAAGGAGTAAAGAATGAAGAAGAAGAAAATATCTATAAAAGAAGTTGGAAATGAAGGATATAGAGGTAGATATTTACAAATAGATGGTGTTGATTATCCTGTATATGAAGTAAAAATAGTAGATGGATTAATTAATAATTGCTATGTTCGGTTCTAATGATAATCGGAGCAGGAGTTGATGAATATATAACTATAAGCTTAAAATTACCTTTAGAATATTACGAAATAAATATGTAAAAAGTTTAGGAATATCCTAAACTCTTATTATTGAAGTCCTAGAGAACTTCTAAGTATGTTACTAGCTACTTGTGATATTATTTCAATTGATACGCTTTTAGCTTTTGAACCAATGGTTGAAACTGCTTTTTTCCAAGTACCATCATCTCTAATATTATCTAAAAACTGGTGACCAGACCAAGTAATTGATTTGATAAAGACATTATAATTAGGTTGTTCAGGTGTACTACCAAGGAAAAGACTAGCTTTACCGTCAAGGTATCCTGCTTCAATTAATTTTTGAATACTATAAAATTTATCATTATCTGAATATTTTAATTCATCAAAAGCAGTTAATCCTCTGATATAGGTAGCAACGACTAGATTGTTTTCAATAGTTAAAAGAATATCTCTAACACATTCATGATTAAGCTTCATACATATCACCTCCTTTCAAGGATATATTAATATACAGAAGATAGGAGATATACAAATGTTACAATTGTGTAACAAAATATAAAATATATTGCTTGTATGTGCATACTATAGTATATTATATGTATGCACGGATAAGGAGGACGTGTTGAATACAGGATACAGAAAAGAGTATATGAAAGAATACAGAAAAAAAATAGTAGCAACTCGTGTAGACTTGAATAAAGAACAACACGAAGAACTACAAAAAATATTAAAAAGAGACAATAAAACATTTAAGCAATGGGTGCTAGAACATATAAAAAATGATTTAGCACAATAATAAAAAAAGAATAATTAAGTAATGAAGTTTGGCGACTAGATACTTAACTATTCCTACAATTGAACATAACTGTTTTAGTTATGCACGATTTTATTTATTAGACTGCTTATAAAAACAATCTTTTAATATTATAACACATAAAAATATAAAAAGACAATGGAGGAATAAAATGAAACTAAGTGAATATGTAAATTTAATTATTAAATATAAAGGAGTTGATGCATGGAAGGAGCTAAGTAATACAAAAGCTTATGATGTATATAGTGCAGACCTTGAAATGCAAAAGATATGGATAAATATAAATCCTGTACACATAGATTATATAAATAATCCAAGTAAGGAATTAACAGACTTAGCATTGGAAAAAGGACATAAATTTGAAGATGATGACTATATGGATAATTACATGAAATCAAAACCAATTGAAGAATTTGTGAAAAGTCCAGACTGTGGATGGTATATGTTAGGTTGCTTATTAAAGCTGATAGAAAAAGATAAACTTGACGATAATATATACCAACCAGAAAAAAATGAATACAAAGAAAGAGTTGTAAGATTTTTAGAAAAATTAATATAACTTAAATAAGAAAGGAGACACAAAAGATGAAAGAAATATACTTATATGAATTTAATTTTATAGTAAATGTAATATTCCCCTTAGTAATGTTCTTAGGGGGAATGATACTAAACAACTATATTATACACATTAATAGAAAGAAAAGAATACAGGAAAGAAGAATAAAAAAAATACAAGATGATATAAGATGGCAAAATATAAAGGAATGCCAAGCAGTATTTAAATAGGAGGTTACAATGGTAAAGTTCGATTTAGAAGAAGTGGAAGCTTACAAAGAAATAATAGATGTAGCCTATAACTATGTTTATTATACAGATTTAACATTTTTTGATATAAGGCAGGTTATAAGTGAAACATTTGAGTTTTGTGAAATAAAGAATATAAGAGACTTAAAAAATGAAAAAACAAAAGATTTACTAATAGAAACTATTAAAATTCAATTAGATAAAGCGATGAAGTACAAACATTAAGGAGAGTTTAAAATATGTATGATGTAGATGATGAAAGATATTTAAATCCAGATAATAAGTTATATAGCAATTTATTAAGTGAAAATGGATACTTAGAAGATAGAGTACAAGAGTTAGAAACTGATTACGAAGAGTTAGAAGGTGAATACAAAGAGCTAGAAGATGACTATGAAGAACTAAAACTAGAATATCAAGAAGTATACGAAAAATATATTTTACTTAAGAAAAAGGAAATAGACATTCACAAGATGATACAACTTAAGTTTGAAAACGAAAAACTATTACAAGAGAATAATGACTTAAAGAAAAATACAATACATTAATAAATAAAATACAAGCACAATAAAATAACAAACATATAAAAGTATATTGCTTTATTATATAGACACTATAATAAGGCAATTACACAGTACCAGAGCATAAATAAAAGAAAACAAACAAAAAACAGTACATTGAAAACAGACAAATACTTAATTATTACATTTATGTAACATTTTATATATTAGCTTGAATGTAGCAACAATAAGTTATATTATATGAATGTAGCAACAAGGAAAGGAAATAAAACTGAGTACTTACACATCAAGAGCTGAATATTTTAAAAATAGAAGAGCTAATTTAAAAAAGTTAGTAGTAGAACTTACTATTGAAGAAAGAAACAAGCTTGAACAAATTGTTACAAGAAATAATACAACTATAAGAGGTTGGATAGTAGAACAAATAGAAAAAAACTATTAAAAAAAGAATAATTAAGTAAATTGTCTGGTAAACTGTGTACTTAATTATTCCAACTAACAGCATAGTTTCTACTTATAATGTAGCAACAACGCTATATTTGCACCTAAGTGCATTTAAATTATATCACAGTACTTATAATATTGCAAAATAATATTACGAGACTGTAATACAGTACATTGAAAATTGAATACATATACATAAGAAAGGAAGAGATAAAATGAATTATATAATACAATTAAATGTTTTTTATGAAAAAGCTACAGGTGAAAGCTTATCATTAAAAGCAATAGGATTATATATGTTGTTGTTAAATAAAAATAATAAACTAGGTTGGATTGAAGAATTTAAAATGACTAATAATGTAATTATGTCTGTTGCAAATTGTACCTTATATGAATTAAAAACAGCAAGAAATGAATTAGAAGAAAAAGGATACATAATATATAAAAAAGGAACAAAAGGACAAGCAGGAAATTACAAAATAATAAATTTAGAAAAAGAATTCTTAAAAAACTGTAATAAAAGTAGTGAACAAAATGATACAAATTTTTCACTAGTTGAAAAAAATATAAATAAAAGTAGTGAACAAAACAGTACAAATATTTCACTACTTTCTAAAGACATAAATAAAAGTAGTGAAAAAAAACACGTAAATATTTCACTACTTGATAACAAAAGTAGTAAAAAAAATGACCCATTTTGTTACACATTAAATAAACAAACAAATAATAAACAAACAGAGAAAGAAAAAAATATATATAAAAAAGAAATTCCAAATGATTTTTTAAAAGAGTTAGATGAGTTAGATGAAAATGAAAAAGGTATATCAGAGGATAGAATTCGCGAAGCGTATTTAGGAAACGTATCTGGGCTTAGTGAGGCAGAGATAAGCAAAGAGATTAAGCTAGAGAAACTAGAAGAGTGGACAAAAGAAGCAGATAAAGACAAATACGAGGCTGGAAGTGTAATAAATATTAACAATGCCAGTCCCAAGGACATTAATGATATATCAATGTTAAATGATGAGTTAGAGAGAATAAATAGAGTTAATAGAGTGAATAGTGAGAATGAATTAGTTAGAGATAGAGAGTTAGAGAAAGAAAATGAATTTGGAATAAATGAATATGATGATATGAACATGTTAGCAACCAATACACCAATAACCAATGAACCTAAAGTAAAATATGGTGATAGTATTTATTTAACAGACCAAGAATATAGGACTTTAAAATCAATTTATGAGCAGTATGATATAGATTTAGAGCTAGGAATAGAGATACTTGATGATTATAAAATGAGTTCTGGTAGAGAATATAGATCAGATTATCACATAATGAAAAGTTGGGTAAAGAAAAGACTACTTGAAGATAAGAAAAAAGCTTTAATGAATGAAAATTATACAGGATACACAGCTACTAGAAGTGTACCTAGTTATCAAAGAAACAACAGCAATAATTATAATCAAAACAATAACAATAACAATAACAGTTATAACCAATATAACCAACAGCAACACACAAGAAAACAAAGAAGTTGGGAAGATTTTAAAAGCACATTGCCTGAAGAATGGCGAGAATTAATAGATGAATATAATTAATATAAACAAAAAAGGAGAAAGATATGGCAACAAAAAATAAAATTGCAGGAAGGGAAGTTATAAAAGCAAAATTAAGCACAGGAACACTTTATATTGGTGAAAAATATAAAGTATTTATAAACAATAAAAAAAATGGCGAAGATATAGAAATATATGCAAAAGATAATGATGAATGGATACCACTAGATGAAAAAGTAACTAAAGCAATATACAGAAAAATAAAAAAACAAGGAGAATCGAAATGGAAAACACACAAGAAATAACAAACACAAGAGTAAAAAAGAATTCAAAGGGATATGGCTATAAATATACAGATTTATCACAGATACATGAATATCTTGAAGAGATGGGAATAAGATATATTCAAACAATGGAAACAGATGAAAAAGGTGATTATATAGTTACAATACCAATAATAAACGGAAAGAGAACAGAACCAATAAGAGGTTGCAGAATACCAGAAACTAAGCTTAGTAAGAATGATAATCCAGCACAAGAATATGGAGCATCATTAACTTATGCAAGAAGATATAGCTTATTAATGGCATTTGGACTAGCTACAGAAGATGATGATGCAGAATGCTTATCAAAAAGAACAGAAGAACCACAAAAAAGACAAGCAAGACCAATATCAACACAAAAAAAGGTAGAAACTAAAACAGTTGATAATAAAGTACTTGGAAAACAAAGATTTGAAGGACTTTCTGGAATAATAGGAACAGATAACAAAGATAAATTAAAACAGGTTCTTAAAGAGAAAAAAATAAATAATATAGAAACTTTAGGAAGTATAGAAGAAGAATTATACACAGAAATAAAAAATGAGATAAAAGATATAAGAGTAATGCTAGATAAAGAAAAGGTACAAGCAAGTAAACCAAAGGAAGTTATAGAAAACATTACTGAAAATTTATTGAATGTAGTACCAAATGAAGCAACAACTACTACAGAACCTAATAAATTAGATGATAGAGGTAGTGAAAGATATTTAGAACTTATGAAAATAGCAGGAAAAGGAAATAATGAACTGGTAAAGGAAACATTAGCAATAAATGGAGTAACTAATCATAAATTATTAGGAAGTATATCTGAAACAACATATGAAAATATGAAAAAACAAATGATGGAATCAATAGAAATAATAAAAGAAACAGAACAAAAATAAAAAAAGTGTAGATAAGGCAACCTACACGAATTATATAAATATTCGAATAAATTATATAACATGTAGGTTGTAGTGTCAATACTTAGAAGGAGGAATAATGATATCAGAAGAAAACACATATTTAATTAGAAATATACTACTTAAATATCCAATTACAAGAGAAAATGATATGTCTTTATATCTTGAATATCTTAAAGAAAAGAACGTAAAGCTAGATAATGATGTTCTTATAAATCCAGAAAGATATAAAATAGCAAATTTTAAAACGATTGAAAGGACAAGAAGAAAATTACAAGAAATAGACAGAGATACAGGGGCATATGCAATACAATCAACGAAACAAATGCAGATGATTAGAAAACAGTTAGAAAAAGAATACAAAGAAACATTTAGAAAAGGATAAAAAGGAGATAGAAAATGAAATTAAGTGACTTAAAAGAAACAGTAATAGCAATAAAAGGAAAAGAAGAATGGGAAAGACTAGAAAATTCAGAAGAATATAAAATATATATAGCACCAGAAGAAGAACAATTAAAAATAGTTAAAAGGGCAGGATATAATATTGCATTCATAAATAATCCCAGTTTAAAGGTACAATTTTATGCTATAAGAAAAGATCCTTATGCGATTCAATATATAGATAACCCAATAGAGGAATTGCAGTTAGAAGCAATAAAAAAAAATCCATTTGTTATTGGATATATGAAAAATCCAACGGAAGATGTATTAAAAGAGGCAATAAAACAAATGGAATATGATAAAGCACCTACATGGAAATATATAGACTTTTTTAAACATTTAGAAAATGACTTAAAAGAAGAAAGGAAGGTAAAAAATGACACTATATGATTTAAAAGACAATTTAATAAACATAGAAGAACAACTAGATGAACTTCTAAATGAGGAAACATTAACAGAGGAAGAAAAAGCAGAAAATGCAAATAAATTATTAGCATTTAGAGAAAAAATTAAGGGACTTATAGTTGAAAAGAATGAAGGACTTATACAAGTTATAAAAAACAAAGAAGCAGTAGTAAATACACTTAAAACAGAAGAAGATAGATTGAAAAAAAGAAGACAGTCACAAGAAAAGAGTATTACAAAATTAAAAGAATATATGCTAAGTATTATGGAAGAATTACACCAGGATAAAATAGAAACATCTCTTGCGACAATATCAAAAAGAAAGAATCCAATATCTCTTGAAATAGT